GTCTGCGAGGTAGAGCGACGTATTCGTGTCGTCTAGGTTCGCATCGATGTCTATAGCTCGAACGACTCCGTTTCTTCGAGGAGCGTGATCAGACTTCGAATCATGGCGAGCATCAGCCACCCAGCCGTCACTACGACGGTCGCGCTCAGGAAAACTATCGTCAATTTGTTCACGCATCTGCCTTCCTGCATGGCATAGCCAGGGCTTAGCCGAGGATGAGTTTCGCTTCATCTTCCGTCAATCCGAGACGCTCCAGGATCTCAGCGCGTCGAGCTACCTTCTCAGCCTCAGCTTCGAGTCGCTCAGCCTCCGCAGCCTCAAACGCAATCCGATCAGCCTCGCGTTGCGCTAGTTCATCCTCGGTCAGTTCGACTTCCTCGACCATTCCGGTCGAGCAATCAACGATGATCTTCGTGGTCATGGTGTCTCCTTATGATTTTTTGATGCCGTATAAAACTGCGGTGGAATATTGAACGAAAGACGATCCGCCGGTGTTGGGTGTCAGTTTGATGCTGGTGATGGCTGCGGTGTTTGCCCAAAGTTCAGCGGCTAAGCCAAGGAAAGCGGTGTTTGCAACGTTGTTTTCCGCTGCGGAATCGACTGAAAGAGATTTGTTAGTTGATCCTGCATAGTTCGGAATATAAAAATCAACGCTGGAAAAGGTGCTAGCGGTTGCGGTCGATGAAACGGCATACTGAAAGAATGTTGATGCCTGTGCCGTATTGGAGGCAGAAAGCGCATTCTGAGCATTACTGAAAAGAATGCGATCGCTGTATGCCGTTCCTCCGGAACTGTTGAATTGCAGTTGGAGATTCTCATAAGCCGTTGCAGCGTTCGTTCGTGCGCTCAATTTCAGCACCAGATCGTCAAAGGTTGCCGGGATACTAGTGAATTCAATCGTTGCAGCAGTTGCTACGGTAACGGTCACGCTGGCGATTTTTACGTATGTGTTAGCCATTATGCCGCCTTGATTCCGTAGAGGGTAAAGATAGAACCGGATTCAAAAACCTGCGGTGATGCGTTCGTTTCGAGTCTGATGTAATTGATAGCCGAAGTGCTGCGCCATAGTCCAACGCGAGCATTAGCAGCCTGTGATCCTGCTACGTCAGTCGAGTATCGAATCAAAACCGTCTTGTTTGTCGTCGTGTTTGAGTAGTTTTGAAAATGCATCTGCCAGATAGACCTACCTGCGCCATTGATGTAGCCGGAAGCGATAAACGCTGCCCCGGAGGATCGGGTCGATTCAGTAACCGTTCCCGTTCCTGCCATTTGAGTCATTGAATAATTCGAACCGGTATCGATTGAACCGTTGCCAACCAATAACCGAAATGGTGCTGACTGATTCGTGGTGAAATTGCCAATCAGAATTAGATCGGTGTAATTGGTGCTGATGTTCGTGAAATCGACAGTCGCGCTGTTGCTACCAAGCGTAGTTGTCGCAATCGGCTCATAGGTCTTTGGCATGTTACCCCTTGATTCCGTAGAGGGCGAAAGAGGAATACTGATTGAACGCGCTCGATGAGCCACCGGGTAGCAAGCGGATTGATGTTATTGCGCTGGTCGATCTCCATAAGCCAGATTGAAACCAAATTTCGCCTGATCCGTTTGCATCCCAACCACTTAGCGCACGCATGGTCTTGAATTTGTTCGTGTTCTGGTAGTCCAGAATGTCGATTACATAGCCAGCGTAGACGCTTGATGTGTTTCCGCTTCGCAGTAGTGAACCGATGGAAACGTCCGTGATGTTGGCGAAGCCGTCTGCGCTTACGCTTGAACCGTTGCCGTAAAGGCGATGAATGGCGTAGTTACTGCTGGCATCGGTGTTGAATCGAATGAGCATTGAGTCTGCGCCCGGGCTAGCATTATTGCCTCGAATGATGCCGCGAATCTGAAGGTGCTGAAAGGTGCTCGGAATGTTTGTAAAATCAATCTGAGTTGAACCACCTGAGCCAGCGACGAACGTTTGGATGGACTCGAAGTCGCCGATTTGCGGCGCGGCTGATCCGATAATCCCTGGAATGAGAAGCATTAGGTGAGATCGCCTACCACTAGCCAGGTGTCGGTTCCGACCTTGATGCAGGACGCAGCCGAGTAACGAGCTCGAAGCACCGGCGCGGTCGATGTTGCTCCGGTCGATGTGATGGTGGTGGTTCCTGATGTGACCGCCTTGATTGTCGTTGCACCGGTTCCAAGCTGAGTGACGTTGATGACCGAGCCGATTGGGAATGCGACGCTGGCGTTGGTCGGGATCAGGAAGTCGTTAGCCGAAGCCACGTTCATACGAACCAGGACGTTTCGATTGTCGGTCAGGACTGCGGTGTAGGTCGCGGTTCGATCGTTGAGCGCGACTTTGGCGAGAGCGTCATCGACGCCGTTGCCGAGGGTTCGGATAGCCAAAGCACCGTCTTTGACGAGATCCGTGTTGTCAGGGATGTTGATTCCCAAGATTGACGTCGTTGCCATTAGCTAATAACTCCTGTCGCGTTTTGCCATGTAAGTGTAGCATCTACCGCCGCCCATGTGAGCGTAGGCGTGACCTGATTCCAATCCTGCGCCACCGTCCAGAATTCGGTTGGGCTGAGGGTAAGGCTGAGTGAAAGACCCGAAAGCGTGGATCGGAACGTCCAGCCTTCCACATAACCCACGAACGAACCGCCGTTGATGTTTGCTGGAAGGTTCGAGATTGATACCGGCATACCCATAAACACGTTCAAAAGGCTGTTTCGGTTAGCGTCGCTTAGTTCTGGGTTTTGGAGGGCATAAGTAATCGAGTCGAACTTAGACTTAGGCGTAGAGCGGAACGTCACGAACCGTTCAGCCACCGCCTGCGCGTCTGGATCGTCATCGATGAGCGAATTGATCGTCCTGGCATAAAGTCCATAAGTGTCGATGGAAGTCTGGTCGGTGTAGGTGTAGGACGTGCCAAAATTGTTTTTATAGTTGATAACTAGGTCGTTCACGATATCGCCCTGGCGCGTGGTCGAGCGGATACCTTCGGCGAGCGCATGATTGGCGTCGAGGTTGACGTAACCATTGGCGACTAGGTAATCCTGGCGGTGATCTGCGTCTCCGTAGGAAATCAAGCCGTTCGCGTCCTCATAGAGATAACCGATGCCAGAATTAGCTATGTCGGCGACGTAAGAATACATATTGACCGGCGCAGCCGATCGGCTGATCATTTCGTATTCACCTTCGTCGATTTCGCCTATTCCTACGTTTTCGGCATTCTCCCATGTAACGGTCGAATCGTAGGAGTTCCAAGTTTCCGAGGTTGCAACCTCATTCCATGAATTCGTCAAAAGGCTTTCAAGAATGGTTCGAATTTGAATGCCGTCAAATGCTTTGCTTAGCGATCCTTCCCAGACCGCATTCTGGAGCTTTGCCAAAGCCCCGAGAGCATAAATGTCCAGGACGGTGACGGTTGCAGCCGATCCCGTGCGCTCGACTCCTACCGCTATGTCTGAGATTCGACCACCGAAAATCGGAACGTAAGTGTTAGACGTATCTTTGACTTCGATATTGATTGAGGTATTGATGCCCCAGGAATAGACCTGATTGGTGAGATTGAGGACGCGAATCGCTGCATAGCCAGCCTGAGCCTGAGCGTTGACGTCGGTTCGACCAGACGTGATTGAGAAACCGACCAGCGTGATGCCGGTGATCGTGTCGCCGTTAGCCTTGATGCGGTAGTCGGGAGTCCAGGCGGTCACGTTACGAGGACACCGCCTAAGAAGCCACCGCCGCCACCTGTGCCACGTGATGCGGACTCGGTAAGGACTCGGGCGATTTGGCGAGCGGTTGATTCTGAATCGATGGCTCCGTTGACCGTGATGTTATTCGTTACCGGTGCGACTGCCGAAGCTGCCGGCGCGCTCGCGGTTGGAACCCCACGCTCGATGGCGCGAATCGATGGCGCCGAAGGTGCTACCGCACCGCCTGACGGTGCTGCGATGGTAGGAATGTTAGGAAGTAACGGAACCGCGTTGTAAGCCTTGATGAGAGCGTTTATGCCGATGATGGCGGCTTCGACGGTTGCGGTGATGACCTTTGCCACGGTCGCGATGACCTTGATGACTCCCTCAGCGATGACGCCTAAGCCTTTGAGCGCACCACCTAGCACCTTGCCGATGGTTGGTGCGATGTAAGTCTGGATCAAGTCTGCGAATGCGCTAAACGATTCTCGGTTGTCGCTGATAGCGTTTCGAACGCGGTTGAAGAGGCTGACCGCGCCTTCGAACGCCGGACGTAAAACCCGAAGCACGATGTCCACCGTCTTTTGAATGTTGTCCGCAAGACCGCCAGGCGCACCGAATGACTCGGTGAATCGGTTGATGACCGGCACGACGTTCGCGTTGACGAAATTGATGAGTCTTTCGAGGATCGGAAGCAAAGCAAACCCGACCGACTCCTTTGCTTCGTCGAAGCCTACTTTGAGACGATCGAGACGCCCCTGAAAGGTATTAGCGGCTGCGGCTGCCTGACCTTCGAATGTCTGCCCTAATTTCTGGGTTATTTGGTCGAATGAGAGGGTTGCGACCTCAGCCTTAGATAAACCCACACCCAGACGCGTTAGACCGCCTAGATTGCCTTCCTGGGCTTTTGAAAGGGCTTCTGTGACCGCTTGCAGGCTACGACCTGAACCAGCCGATACATCCAGCGCGAGAGCTTGAAGTTTTTGAGCCTGTTCCAGATTGCCGGTCGCCCTAACGAGTCGATCCAGGCTTGGTCGAAGTTGATCATCGGCGACGCCGGTCGCGAGAGCGGTTTTCTCGATAAAGTCCTCGGTCGCTGCCACTTGGGCTTCGGTTGCACCGGTGACGTTGACGATGGTTCGGCGTAACGACTCTTGCGCCTTCTCATCCTCGATTGCGGCTTTGACTCCATCGACTGCGAGCTTGACCGCGTAGGCTCCTGCGGCGGCTGCGGCTGCGGCGAATGCCACGGCTGCCTTTTTGCCAAACTCGGCGACCTTATTGCCAAAGGTCTGAACTTCCTTCTCACCCTGACCAAGTTGCTTTTTTAGGTTGTCGACATCGGCAAGGATGGAAAGTTTCAGCGTGCGGAATTCAGCCATTTCAAGTCCACTTCTTCAAAATGCGATCAAAGGCTTCGACCCATTGGGCGACTAGTTGAGGCTGAATGCGACGGAGTGTCGGATAGATGAAGTATCCAGCGTTACCACGCCCCGAGGATCTTGGAGTGCGCTTTGGAAACTGTGTGAATCGATTAGAACCGAACTCAAAACCACGCCATAGTTCTTTCGTCGTGCCACCACCGCTAAAACGCTGACTGGCGAACCCATAAGAGAATTCACCGACTTTTGAGGTTCTGCTAACGCGCACACCATCTGCGATTCGCCGAACCGCGACCGGATTGACTGTGCGAGTGAGAGCGGCTTTCCTGACTTCCTGCGCCGCATATTGCGCCAGCTCATAACCCATTTTCTTGGCTTCGTCGGTTGCTTGTTCGTCCATTGCTTTGAATGCGCCTATGACCGAACGCAGTTCCTTCTTGTCGAAGGCTAATGCTGGCTCGGTCACTTTCGCTCCTTCAATATTTCAAGAGCGGTCAGGATGTCTGATGCATCCGTCCACTCACTCATCGGAATTCTGGTCGCTATCGCCAATTCGACGATGAGCCGGCTCAGGCTTCCGGTTGGGTGACTTTTGGGTCGGACTCACCTGCCGCAACGTCCTCGAC